CCGCCACGGGGTTCGATACCCCAACCGAGGCGGTTCCATTTCCGCCGCCCCGTCCATACCACATGTCCACGCTTGCGCGCGGCATGCATCTCTCCACTCTGGCAGATACGTCAATGCCCACTTGGACTTGGCGACTTCCTTAAAGCCCGGTGGAAGCCCCCCCTTCTTTCTCTTTCTTGTCGGCACATCCACCTCCGCTGCCTGAGAAAGGTAGTAGAACTCGTGATCCATGAGCCCTGTCCTATGTAGGATATTTTCATCTACTCTGACCCCCATACCACGATTTAGAGAGCAGCCTGACCCTAAGGCTGCCTTGCGATGGAATCGCAAGACGTGGTATCTTATCTCTCTCTTTGCCTCCTTCCAAAAGCCCGTACACGACTTGTGCAGTCTAGATGCCAGACTGGTACCGCAATCAACCGGTCCAAAAATGGATTTAGATCGTATGACCGGCACCAAGGAAGGTTTCTTTCGCCCTCTCCCCTCAAAGAACGTGGAATTCAATGAGAAGAACCGTCCATGGATCATGGTCTTTCCTCGCGACAATACGAGGCCAGATTTCCCGACGGCTGTAGCCCAAGCCTTAGCTTCTTGGGGACTACTTCTGAAGACGATGTCATCCCCGTTTATCCGGAGAGGCACGTCCCGTTTCACTACCGATTTGAAGGCCAGGTAGTTAGTAAGGCACAATAAAGGAAAAGATAAGAAATTGCCCATAAGTTGTCCAGAACTTTGGGGGTACAGGGAATTGTTGTAGATCAACTCCCCTTTTAATGAAGAAACCGCTTGGTCTTTTATGCCTTGCGGGATGAACCTCGAGTTCTTGAAGATCTCGAGAAGTATATTTTTTGTGTGGTGAACGTTAAAGTTGTCAGTGGCTGACTCGTAGTCACCTGATACGAATACCTCACCAGACACAGTTTCAAACTCCCGGAAAGAGTTCGGTGTCGCATCACCCCGTAGAAGCCACTTCTCCTGGGAGAGGTGGTTATACAAAAGGAGGTGGAGCGGGAGCAGCGTATGCTGTAAAGCAGACGCAATAGTGACGATACGGATCTTACCGTCATTATCAATCAATTGGACCTTCCGCTGCGGATCCAATGAGACTCCCTGGAGACAAGCTTTTATGAATTCCTCCTGACTGTACTGGTCAAGGACTTCAGCCCGCGCTCCACCCTCCTTTCGCGAACGCTCCGTGCATGCGTTCGTCTTGATGATTACCCGACGACACACTTCTTCATAGCTCCTATCCCAACCATCGGGGAATAGTTGAGACAGGATAGGTTTGATACCATGAAGAAATTCACTGTTTGGTTTTTGGTCCCTCCCCATCTTTGATAGGTACCCAGGTACAGGATTACCCTGGGGGGAAGGCAAGTTTTTTCTAAACAAAAACATGGACGCCGCTAAGGACAGGTCCTTCCGTGTTTTTATTTTTTGGGGATCCTCAATTGGTTTTGTACACCACCTTTTGAGGCAGGCAAGTTCGTCTCCTTCCCATGCTGGCACGCGGTCTTTACCATAAACCGCACCCAAACATTCGAGAAAAGTCTGACTAACTTTTTGAGATAGAGGAATATTTTCCTCCGCCCCGTGTTTCACGGGTCGACACTTAAGCATCTCCCTTGAGCGAGATACTAGTCCC